TCCTGCAACGCGCTTTCATGACCGAGCAGGTACGTGTCGGTCCGGATGTTCAGAAACAGGTTATAATTTTCGCTTCTCAGCACATTGCATACTGCTCTCAGATTACGGGAAAAATGAGATGCATCGTCAAGCTGACGAACCCCATTAACGATTCTGCTGTCTTCAAGGTTTACGCCTGATACGCCTATCTGTGCGAGGCGCTTGAGATTGGCTGTTATCTCTTCGGCTGAATTACCATACCCTGCTTCCATGTCAACGCTCAATGGCAGGTTGCTGACAGCCCGGATACGGGTGACCAAATAAAATAATTCATTAAACGGCATTCCCTGCCCGTCTTCATATCCCAGGGTGGACGCTATTGCTGCACTGGACGTTCCCAGTACCTGATAACCTGCTTTTTGCGCTGCGACAGCACTAGCGGCGTCCCAAACGTTAGCGATAAGAAGAGGTTGATGCTGGTTGTGGAGTTCTGCAAAATTCATATTCATTTCCTCTCAATAGATTGAAAATGAATCTAAGCATTCAGTAAGGACCTCACAACCGAAATTCGGACGACCATTTTTAAACAAGCTTAGTGTGAGTTCGGGCGGGTCAGACCGAAACCTTTCAACGTCCGCTTCAGGCTCAAAGCTGACATCCCAACCTGTATCAGATCGTTAAACTTCCATAGTTAAGCCAGTACCCCTCTGGTGCGAGATAGCGCTTGCGTATCAGACTGGGAAACTAATTTTAATGTTTGCTGAAAGCTGGTTGCTCCGAGGCGCAACGCCTATTGTCAACTTGCAGGTGAAATAATAACAGAAGGCCTATCCAATGCGTGTTATAAGCGAGTTTGAAAACCTCCACACTGATGGTTGAGATACATGGCATGAAATTACGAATCACAAGAGCAATCGGCCGCAGCAAGGTCTCGCCACGTTGGGTTAAGGTTATCTGTTTACGGTTAACAAAAAATGATATTGAGCGCTCCCTCAATGCTCTTCTGGCCAACATTGATGAATCTGAACTCTCTCCGGAACAAGTCAAAGCATTGAGGGAATGCGTTGACAGGATTAACCTGGCAAGGGGTAAGGGGATAGAGGCGTGAGCACTTTTGATTAAGCACGTTTCGAGCTAGTAATGTCTTCTCCTGGCACTAAGCGGACCCCACGAGCAATGCTTGTGCTGAAGTTTTTGTTAGATGAACTTTGTTTTAGTGCCCACTAATTTTGATGATCTATACCAATCCAATGAGTTTTTACGTTAATAGAAAGCCACTTACAGCGATTTTTTTTTCATCAACTGATATGCGTATTTGCATTTCGTGCGGTTAAAGCGTTGATCAAACCCACCCTGCAGTGTACTGTATGAATATACAGTTAAAGCAGCGGAGGCATTTATGAAAGTTGAATTAACCATTGATCGTACTAAAGAACTTCCTAAAGGAGCGGTTCCGGCACTGGAAAAAGAACTGTTAAAAAGACTCCAGAATCAGTTCGATGAATGCAGTCTGGTAATACGGCATGCAGGCACCGATGGGTTAAGTGTTTACGGGGGTGAGAAAGAATCCAAGAAGAAGGTTGAGGAAATCCTCCAGCAGACCTGGGAAAGTGCAGACGACTGGTTTTATTGATACAGCATGCAATAACTTTCCAGTGTGGAGGGGAAATTGGTGAAACAAGAAGAAGAATTACCGAGCAAGGGTTACGCGGTCATCAGATGCCACGATGGGGTTATCGTTGCCAGACTGCACTCATTTCCAGAATGTGATCGCGCTTTGATGTATAGACGTGGCGATATGGTGTCGTTCACTCCTTTGCGGGACGAAGAAATTATTGGTACGCCAACGCTATTTACCCAAATGTTGGAAAAAGCTGGGTATCGGGTTCAATTACCATCAAGTTAGATTCAGATAAGTAAATTTTTCAATTTCAAATATAGAGTTGTTGGTACAGCAATAACTCTATGTTCTCCTTCTCGGAATCGACTGCCAGTCAATCTGCAGCAAAATTCCCTTTTCATACATTTCTCTCCCAACCTACTGTTTTAGAGATAATAAAAAACTACCAATTTTTGTTTTTTTGTATCTTTCAACATTGACTTTAAAGCAGCTCAGGAATAGCATAAAACAACTGTATATGTATACAGTTTTTTGTTTTATTTATTGATTTTAAAGTCAAAGAGGAATTTTATGCCTAACGAAGATACTATTAATGTAGATGGTAGTTCTGGCGGTAAAGATAGCGGCATTCATTGGGGGGGCGGCGGTAATGGAGGCGGTAACGGGTCTAATACATCCGGTGCAAACCTCTCTAGTACGCCAGAGGCGCAGAAACCTGCTGCCTACGGTGTACCCGCTGTCATTGGAGTTTATGATGGTATGTGGGGTTTTACCTTGTTTACCAAAACTACGCTTCAGGAAGCTATGCAAGCTGCACTGACGCGCCTTGAGCAAGGTGCGGTCGCTGCAGCTCCGCTTGCCGGCCGTCTTTTAGGAGCAACTATTGGTGCTCTGATTCCATCCGAAATCGCCAAAGACGATCCCCGTATGATGGCGACGGCTCATCTGGTTAACTCTTTGCCATTTGATAAAATTTCGACTACTCCTCCCGCTGCATTACCTACTCAGAAAGCAACAGTTGTTCACACACGAATTGCTGATGTTGTTGATGAAGATGGTAAGCAGCATATCGCTGTGGTCAAAAGTAAAAATATGCAGATGAGCGTTCCGGTTGTCGATGCGAAACCAACGAAACGCCCAGGGGTTTACACTGCTGGTATAGTTCCGGGTAAACCGGATCTGCACGTGAAAGTTGATACGGGGAAAGCACCTGCTATATCACAATCACAACCAAAAGGTATTCAGAAAGAGCAGGGAATCTCTCGATATCCAGGTTTCACAACTGGACAAAACACTCACGAGGCTATAGTTCGTTTTCCTGATGGCAAGAGTCCACCTATTTACGTATCCGTTACTGAGGTGAGCACGCCTGATCAGGTTAAAAAGCGTCTGGAGGAGGAGAAACGCCGAACGCTTGCATGGGCATTAAATAGCCCTGTTGAAGCTGCAGCCAAAGAAGATAAAGACGCCGGAGATGAGTTGAGTCGTGCTCAAGGCGATATTGTAAAAGCTCAGGAGCGAGTTAACAAAGCTGTTCAGGCAATACCACTGCGTAAGAGTGAACTCGACGCCTCTAACAAAGCTGTAGAAAACGCACAGAAATTTGTTCAACAAACTTCAGTATATGCCCATGACCAGAGCCATCCTGGTCATCGCGTATTTCAGCAGGCTGGTTATCAATTAGGATTGGCCCAAAAGGAAGCCAAAAATCGGCAAACAGCTTACGATGCATCAGTAAAAGAAAAAGCAGATGCGGAGAAAGCCCTGGGTGTTGCTGTAGAAAGCCGTAAGCAGAAGGAGCAAAAGAAAAAAGCTTCAGAGCAAAAACTGGCTGACGAAAAGAAAAAGCCGCGTAAGGGTGCAAAAGACTATGGTCATGATTATCATCCAGTACCAAAAACTGATGAAATTAAGGGATTCGGTGACCTGACCAAAGGTGCACCCAAAACACCTAAACAAAATGGTGGCGGTAAACGGCCTCGCTGGTATGGTGATAAAAAGAGTAAAATTTACGAATGGGATTCCCAGCATGGGGAACTTGAAGGTTATCGTGCGAGTGATGGTAGTCACTTAGGTGCGTTTGACCCTGCATCGGGTAAGCAGGTCAAAGGGCCGGATCCGAAGCGCAACATTAAAAAATATCTTTGAGAGGGACTTATGGGCTTAAAAATTCGCATTAGCTGGTTCGATAAAAAGACAGAAGACTTTAAAGGTGAAGAGGTATCTAAAGACTTTGGAGAGGATAGTTCAGTAATGGAGAGCCTCGGTCTTCCAATGAAGGACAACCTCAATAACGGTGAATTCGATATGGATAATGGTTGGGTGCCACTACTGCAACCTCATTTCCAGAATCGTATTGATACCAGCAAGTTCAATTACTTTGTCGCCTTTGATTATCGTGATAAATGGTAATATGAAATTGGCTATGTAATGTTAAAACCGGGCTGAGGCTCGGTTTTTCTTTATATTGCTGCTAATAAATTATGTATTCCTTTCTGTTTTCGTATCTCTTTCAACTCTGTTAGACTTAATTCATAGGCCTGAACACCCTATACCTGCTGCGCCACTGGAGACAAACAATGGCGCAAGAAACAATCAAGATTAATTTCTCACTGACCCTTATTAGGGCCAGCGATTTTCTTTTGCCTCTGCAACTGCTGGAGGTGGCATGAAGAAAAGCTGGTTCACTCACACCGGTCTGACAACCGAAGAAGCCAATGAGCTGGTGGCGCGCTATAAGTCTAAAGGCGTTCTCGTCGAGAAAAGCCTCGATATTGACCCTCGTCTTTGGATAGTCAGCGCACTACTACCCCAGCAAAACTCCTCCGCTAAGACAGCGCAAAGCATGCGTTCCCGGGCATGGGGGTGATTGTGACAATCTACAACATCCTCCCGATGGGTAAGCCACGCATGCCGCGTGCCGACAAATGGAAGAAGCGCCCTGAAGTTATGCGTTACCGGGCCTTTTGCGATCACGTCCGGCTCCTGGGCATTTGCATGCCCGAATCGAATTCACACGTTACCTTCGTTCTTCCAATGCCGAAGAGCTGGAGCAAGAAAAAGCGCACAGAGATGAACGGGAAGCCCCATCAGGGTAAGCACGATCTTGATAACCTGCTGAAGTCTTTGATGTATGCGCTCTTCGAAGACGACACGCATATTTGGGATTCAAGGATAACAAAGCTCTGGGGCGAGAATGGGCAGATCATTATCAGGGAGAGCGAGTGATGCGTGCGCTTCTTAAACCTGTGATTGCGCGGGAGCTGGGTGTCGTACTGTTGAAGCCAGGAAGAGAGCTGATGGACTTGTTCACCGCAGGAAGAGTGCTGATCGAGCGCCAGCCAGAAAGTATGGCCGGGTATCAAACTGGTCGTGTTGCGGATGCGCGGCAGCCACTGGCTGAAAATGAGCAGCTGCGAAGCTTCTTTTTGAATAAAAAGGTACTGACTGCAGCTGGTGGCATAAGCGGGCTTGATTACTGGTTGCTAAAGTATGGTGGCGGACATTGCCAGTATGCTCATAGTGATTACCACTATCATGAACTAACCATCATGCACCATGAGCCGGGCTCTATCCTGCTTTGTGGCTATTGCGACCATCAGTTGCGAGAGCAGCAAACCGAGGCGCTGGCAGAGCTGGCATGCAGGAACGTAATTGCCTTTGTTCTGGATTCTGTTCGTATTTCTCTCGGTATCGACAAAAGCCGCGAGATTTCCCTCCCTGAACTCAGCTGGTGGGCTGTTCGTAAGACTGTAACGGATGCCTTACCGGAATGTTGCGCCCGGGAAGTACTTCGTTTACCTGAAGAAAGCAGGATTGGTCGCGAAAGCGATATTACGCCTGCAATACCGGCCACCAGCATCCTTGGGGAATTAGTGTCAGCCGTTGACCTGCCTGATGCTCTGACAGAACCGCTGGTGGGTGTGGTGGTGGATCAAGCGCCGCCTCAGTCTTTCATGCGGCGCCCAAAGAGTCTGCGCTGGGAAAGTCGCGATTATCTGAATTGGGTGAAAACACAGCCCTGCGAATGCTGCCAGCAGCAATCAGACGACCCGCATCACTTAATCGGATGGGGGCAGGGTGGTATGGCAACAAAAGCGCACGACATCTTCTCCATTCCACTTTGCCGAAAACATCATACCGAACTGCATAACGACCGCCTGGCATTCGAGCGCAAATATGGCTCGCAGCTGGAAATGATCATTAGAGTGCTGGACCGGGCCTACGCGCTCGGCGTTCTGGCGTAAGGAGCGAACAGGATGACACCACGTCAACGCCGTAATCATATCGAAGCGCTGGGTAAAGCAGCGACTGCGCCGCGTAAAAGCTGGCTGGGTAAAAGTATGCTCCTGACCGATATTCAGGCGGCCTGGATTAAGTCATTGCTTACAACATGGGGAGAAGGGGTGAGCGGTGGAACTGCTCCACGTCTACCCCGTGCACATGCCTGCTGGGATGTCCTTAAAGGTGGACGATGGTCGGACAGGGCATTGTCTCGCTTTACAGCTGCACTCGAACAAGCTCGGGGTGAAGGATTCAGGGGGCCGCAGGCGCTTAATCGTGCCCACGCTATCCTTTGGCCACAGCCAGCCACCAGCATCATTGATGAAGCCATGCACGATGATGACGTTGATTTTGTCGAGCAGTCAGTTCTGCAGGCGCTTGATGTAAATGATCCGGTTTATATCGTCGGCCTGCAGTACTACACCACACGCAAAAAAATCTCTGACATTACGAGGGAATTACAGTTGATCGCACCGTGGTTAACAGACTGGGAGGCGCGAAAACGTGTTCGCTGGTGCCTGGAAATATTCAGGGCGAAGGTCTTTTTATCTACGCGGAAACTTCTGACTGAGTAGTGAGGGAATTAGTGTGGTTTAGCATTTAGTGCTTTTCTTCTAATTAGGCATTGAAAACGAGCCAGGAATTTAGATAATTCTCCCATGCTTGGCAGAGCTGCGTCGCGATGGCAGCGAACTTAAGCAACAATTTGAAAATAACGAGAGCCCCGCCAGTCGGGGCTTTTGCTTTACGGCGATACGACAGGGGTATTCGCGAGGTGCATAGCATCAATACCCCTGTCATATCGTCGTGCTTCATTCATTTTTAAGTTTATCCAACGCCAGCCGGCCATAAAAATATCTACACTTCCATAAAACGTTGGGGGAGTAGATATGAAAGAGGGTTATTACTGGATTCAGCATAACGGCAAAACTCAGGTTGCCTACTACAGTGATGGCGTGACTGAAGACCTGGAAACAGGCCAGACATATTTTGGAGTCTGGCATCTCACCATTGGCGATGATATTTGCAATAACGGCGAGGCAGAAATGCTTGCCGGCCCGTTAGAATCTCCAATCTGAACACTTATTCTTTCCATAGAAGCTGCCAATAGGCGGCTTTTTTTATTCCCTAAAAACGCACCCGCGTACAGCGAGGTGAGAGCATGTATCAAATGGACAAAATAACTACTGGCATTTCCTACGGCGCCTCGGGAGGAAGTGCCATTTACTGGGTAAGAAGGCTTCTCGACGGCTACACACCTGAACAGTGGGCAGCTATAGGTGTGATCGGTAGTTTACTGTGCGGTTTGCTTACCTTTCTTACCAATCTCTATTTCCAAATCAAAGCGGATCGCCGCAAAGCTGCCCGGGGTGAATGATGTCGAATAAAGCAAAGCTCAGCGCAGCAGTGCTGGCGCTAATCGCGTCAGGTGCATCTGCTCCACTCATTTTCGACCAATTCATAAGCGAGAAAGAAGGCAATGCGCTGGCGGCCGTTGTTGATCCGGGTGGGGTCTGGTCTTTATGTCACGGCGTTACCGTTATCGATGGCAGGCGTGTTGTTAAAGGCATGACGGCCACTGAGGAACAATGCCGGAAGGTTAACGCTTTTGAACGCGATAAGGCATTAGCCTGGGTTGATCGCAATATCAAAGTGCCTCTGACAGAACCACAGAAGGTTGGTATCGCATCCTTCTGCCCGTATAACATCGGCCCCGGGAAATGCTTTCCGTCCACGTTCTATAAGCGCATCAACGCAGGTGACCGCATCGGTGCATGCGAGGCAATCCGCTGGTGGATTAAAGACGGTGGACGTGATTGCCGTCTGACTAAAGGTCAGAAGAATGGCTGTTATGGGCAGGTCGAGCGGCGCGATCAGGAAAGCGCAATGGCGTGCTGGGGGCTGGACCAATGAAAATAAATCCGGGTCTTATAGGCGTTGTTGTTATTGCTGTCCTTTCGGTCGCTCTCGTTAAGAGTTGCTCCGACGCCAGTAGCCTTCAGAGCGATAACGACGTTCTGCGAAGTGACAACTCTATGCAGGAGCAGGTGATCGCCACCCAGGCATTCAACTTCAATCGGTTCAATCAGGTTGCAGAACATGCCAACAGGCTTAACTCCCTGATCGACACCAGCACCGAAGAAACCGTAATCGAATACCGGGAGATTCTCCGCCGTGAAAAAACCTGTGATCTGCCTGTTCCTGCTGACATTGCTGGTGGGCTGCTCGAATACGCGTACCGTTTACGTTCCAGCGCAATGCACACCTATACCAACAGACCTGACGCAGCCGATGATCGTACCGCTGCCACCAGCACAATGACTTACTGCCAGGCCGTTCTTTGGATTAAGCCGCTACTGGCCGTCATCGAGAAGGGGAATAATCACTTCGCTGGCATCAGGCAGATTGAGCTGGAAAGAAAAAACTAGGGATGGCTCGTCCTTGAGCACACGGGTATTCCTGAACGACGGCTTTCCCTGACATAGCAAAGCACCATTAAATTGTAGAAAATACTCGATATTTAACAAGCGAAGCACCGTATTGTAAAAAAATGCCCTCACAGGGAGGGCTACCAGAGTCTCAGTTTCACTTGCTCTTTTTATTGATGTTTCCCTGGAGTTGGCAGTCTCCGCATCAGAGTCCTTAATAGCGTGGCACTTACCTGTGAATCAACAAGCGTAAGCGGGAGCGATTGAGAACTTTCTTAGGCCCGGCATGTAGTTATGGATGCATCAGGCAAAGCAACCTGCTGGCATGAGAAGGACATAGCAAAAGAAGCAAACTCCTGATGGGAGAAGTTGCTGAGCGATACAAGTCAAACGAACATTCAATTTGAAGATATTGGACAGCAGAAGTTTAGGGTTAGAAAGATATAAAAATGTTGTGGATAAACGCTATCATTAGTGTATAACCCAATAAAAGAGTACAATTCGAATGTTCATCTTAAATGAAGACATCAATGACTTATTGTTTTTCCTCAGTCTTTCATCAGCATTAGTTTTTTTGAGCTTAATGCTGATTTCATATGGACTTCAAATGAAAAGAGTAACGATCATGTGTGTTTTCCTTTTGATGATTTCAAGTGTTACTGCGGTAATGCATTTTTGAACCATAAATCCCGGTTACAAGGATGGCAATGGTGTTGTCAGTCGTGAAGGGTTCGACCTTAACAACTTTTTTTGTTGGCCTGTCGCCTGTCCTCTGCCTGATATTATTTGCGCAGTCGATTTACATGTTCAGATTGAGCTACAAGACGCTGGCTATAACATTGATGATTTTGGCTCAAGCTTTAGGTCTGTTTTATTTGGTGTTAACAAATATTTTATCTGCCAATTTGATGTAGGGCGCTCTAAAGAATTTCAATTATTAATTTTAGTGCTTCTTTTGATTGCCTTGTATTGATATGAGGCAATTAGAATTGGGGGGTATATCACCATGCCTAAGATTTATAAACTCAATTAGCATTCCAAATATGCCTCGTTAAAGCTGGGATTTAATATTCTTATCGCACGTGCAACGTGCTGAAGCCTGGCGGGTTGAAATGAAGGCAGCATCAAAGTCCGAACATGAGATTTCCCTGAGCTTTCCGGGTCCTTTCCGGCTATCTGACATGTTACGGGGCGGCGACCTCGCGGACTCTCGCTATTTATGAGGTTCGTACGGCAACCTCTGCTTCTTTTCTTCTCCTGACTTTGTCTTATCCCTTACTGAGGATATCTCTAAAGTTATCCGCAGTAAGGGATAATTCGAGTCTCTTAGTAGTCGATTAAATAAATAATTTTCAACATAAGGTTGGTCTCTAGGTATGCCTCCACGCATCAAAAGGCCATGCAGGCATAAAGGCTGTGCCGCGCTGACAAATGACTCAAGCGGCTACTGCGATGGACATCGGCAGCAGCATGCCGGTGAAGGATGGCGCAACTATCAGAACGGTAAAAGCCGACAAGAGCGTGGTTACGGGCGTCTCTGGGAAGTCAGGCGTGCACGTATCCTTCAGCGTGATAAACATATATGTCAGGAGTGTCGACGTGCTGGCATAGCAACCCGAGCCAGTACTGTCGACCATATCCTCGCTAAGGCTCACGGCGGAACGGACGATGATTTCAATCTGGAGGCATTATGCTGGCAATGCCATAGAGCCAAGACTGCAAGGGAGCGTCTCAGGTGAAATTTGGCCGATCAGCGCATGGTATGGGGGGGATCAAATCCTCAACCCCTTTCGCTTTTAAGGACTGCCGCTCCCGGTAGTTTTTTGCGCGTGAGAAATAAGAATTTTTTTTTGATGATATTTGAGGTGTTTCGCTATGAGTACCGGAGTGAGATCGCCGGGGGGAGGTCGGAAGCCGAAGAAGACCGGAACGCAGGTAAGTTCTCTGACTCGTGCAGTTTCACCGCCAGATGAACTGTTGGGTGAGATGGCGATCGATGCCTGGAAACGAACCTGCAAAATTCTGATTAACCGTGGTTCGTTCGAAATGGAGGACTGCTATCTGCTGATGGAATATTGCAACACGGTGCAGCTCCTTTACGACGCGAACCAGGAAATAAAGGCTGATGGGGTTGGGGATGAAACTGCTGCCGGTGGGCAGAAAATGGGAGCCGCAGTAAAGGCGCGGGATAAATATATCTCACAGCTTATCCGTCTTAGCGTGGTTCTGAAACTTGATCCCAACAGCCGAGCCAGAAAACGCGCGCCGGGCGAAGAAAGTAAATCCGGCAATGAATTTGACGAATTTTGAATGGGGCGATGGTCCCAATTTTTAGGGACTTATTATGGCCGCGTACCCGAGCGTCAATATGGCGAACCAGTATGCGCGGGATGTGCTGAACGGGAAAATACTTGCCTGCAAGAGCATCCAGCTGGCATGCCAGCGCCATTTTAATGATCTGAAAATTTCTCTCGATAAGGATTACCCCTACCGGTTCGACCGTGAACTGGCGGAACGCGCCTGCCGTTTCGTTCAGCTTTTACCGCATTCCAGCGGTGATTTAGCCGGTCAAAAACTGAAGCTGGAACCCTGGCAGGCGTTTGCATTCAGCTCAATTTTCGGCTGGGTCACGAAAAAGACCAAAAAGCGCCGATTTCGCGAAGCGTATATCCGGGTGGCCAGGAAGAACGGGAAATCTTTTTTTGCGGCAGGCATAGGCACGTACATGTTCTGCGCTGATGGTGAAAACAGCGCGGAAGTGTACTGCGGGGCCACCACGATGGCGCAGGCGAAAAAGGTATTCACCCCAGCCAGGCAGATGGCAGATCGCCTTCCGTCGCTCCGCTCAAAATTCAATATTTCGGTCTGGGTTGACAGCCTGACCCGTCCGGACGGCTCGCTGTTCGCGCCCATCGCCGGGAAGCCTGGCGACGGTGACAGCCCTCACTGCGCGATAATTGATGAATATCATGAGCACGATACGGATCACATGTATGAAGCCATGACGCTGGGCATGGGCGCACGTTCGCAGCCACTGACGCTTATCATCACCACGGCGGGTACGTCTCTGGAATCGCCATGCTACGACAAGGATAAACAGGTCAAGGAGATGCTTAACGGGCATGTCCCTAACGACCGCCTGTTTGGCCTGATTTACGAGCTCGATGAAGGGGACGACTGGACCGACCCGACCAACTTTATTAAAGCGAACCCTAACCTCGACGTATCGATATCGTATGACGATCTGCTGGCGGAGATGGAGGTCGCTAAACAGGTACCGCGCAAGGTCAACGCCTTTAAAACGAAGCGTCTGAATATCTGGGTATCCGGTAAAGCCGCGTTCTACAACATGACGCAATGGCATGCTGCAGCCGATAAATCCCTGCGCTACGAGGACTTTGCAGGCGAGGATTATTACCTCGGTCTGGACCTTGCCCAGCGCCTGGATCTTAACGCCGGTGTTGGCGTTTTCGTCCGCGAAATTGAGGGTAAGAAACACTACTACTGCATCAGGCCGAAATTCTGGGTACCGGAGGACACGGTCCGGAGCACGGACCCGAAAATTGCCAAAACTGCAGACCGGTATGTGAAGTTCGTCGAAATGGGGGCGCTTGAAGCGACAGATGGGGCAGAGGCGGACTATCGCGAAATTCTGGCCAGCATTATCGACCTTCAGGAAATTGATAAGGTCCGCGTCAGCGAAATCCCCATCGACCCCAGCGGGGCCACGGCACTCAGTCACGAGCTGCAGGACCACGGGTTTGAGCCCATTTCTATCCGGCAGGACTACACCAACATGTCGCCGCCGATGAAGGAGCTGGAAGCGGCGCTCGCTGGCGGTCGTTTCCACCATGACGGGAACCCGGTCCTGTCATGGTGTATCAGCAACGTTATCGGAAAAAATGTCCCCGGAAGCGACGATATCGTCCGACCGACGAAGGGCGACAAGCAGTCAAAAATCGACGGCGCAACAGCGCTGTTTATGGCTATAGGCCGCGCAATGCTGAACGGTCGGGCCAGCAATCAATCCGTTTATGATGAGGAAGACGTCGCATGTTAACGGCAATTATTACTTTTATGATCGGCCTGTTCGGCGCGGCGCTTATCTCGTTTGGCGCGTGGATGGTGTTTCCGCCTGCAGGCGTTATTACTGCAGGCGTGTTTTGCCTTCTGGCATCCTATTTTGCTGCCAGAGCCGCTGCGCCTGCGAATGATTCTCCAGGGGGTAACTGATGTTCATTCCTCAGTTCTTCCGGGGCAGGTCGCGTCCGGGAGGGAGCAACTGGACAACGGTTCTCGGTAGCGTCAGCGCCAGCAAGAGCTCATCGGGCATGCTGGTTACGCCGGAAACGGCAATGGGGATCGGGGCTATTCGCGCCTGTGTGACGCTCCTTGCCGAATCCATCGCCCAGCTGCCCGTCGAGCTTTATCAGCGCGACGAAAAAGGCGGTCGGCGCAGGGCAACGGATCATCCCCTGTACGATGTGATCCATTCGCAGCCAAACAGAAAGGACACCAGCTTTGAATATTACGAACAGCAGCAGGGCGTGCTGGGGCTTGAGGGGAACAGCTATTCCCTGATTGACCGGCACGGCAACGGCGATATCGCTGAACTGATACCGATTAACCCCAAAAAGGTCATCGTCCTGAAAGGGCCGGACGGGATGCCGTATTACGAGCTGCCTGAGCTGGGTGAAACGGTGCCGATGCGCATGATGCATCACATCAAGTATTTCTCGCTCGACGGGTACATCGGCACCTCCCCGATTCAGACGAACGCGGACGTTCTCGGGCTGGGCATGGCGGTTGAGCAGCACGCCGCGCAGGTGTTCGCCCGTGGCACCACGATGTCCGGCGTGATTGAGCGCCCCAAAGAGGCGGGAGCCATCAAGAGCCAGGCGTCAATTGACAAGCTTCTGGCCAAATGGACGGACCGCTATTCCGGCGTGCGAAACGCCTTCAGCGTGGCGTTGCTGCAGGAGGGTATGAGCTACAAGCAGCTGTCGCAGGACAACGAAAAAGCGCAGCTGCTGCAGTCGCGCCAGTGGACGGTAAACGAGGTGTGCAGGCTTTACAAAATCCCGCCGCACATGATTCAGCTTCTCGACAAATCGACCAACAATAACATCGAGCACCAGGGGCTTCAGTACGTGATGTACACGCTGCTGGCCTGGCTGAAGCGCCATGAAGCGGCGATGATGCGCGATTTGTTGTTACCCAGCGAGCGTCGCGACTTTTACATCGAGTTCAACGTCTCGTCGCTGCTGCGCGGCGATCAGAAATCGCGTTACGAGTCCTACGCGCTGGGCCGCCAGTGGGGCTGGCTGTCGGTAAACGATATCCGGCGCATGGAGAACATGGCCCCGGTAGAGGGCGGCGACAAGTATCTGACGCCGCTGAACATGGTCGATACCAGCACCGTTCACGGGCTGGATAAAGCCACCCCCGCGCAGATAAGCGAAATCAGCGCAATCCTGCAGCGAACTGCATAAAACCTGATTATCAGGCTCTCACAGGTATACACAATGTCGAAATTAATCAACCTGCCGCACCTGGCTGACCAGGTGTTCGGGGTGCCTCACTACGCCACGCGGCAAATCATGGACTCGGTGAAGTCGATCCTGGTTCCCCGCCTGCAGGGCATGAATGTGGCCCCGCTGGAAATGGCCCTGGGGCCGGATGAGTCACCGGATACTAACGAACCGCAGCAAAGCGGCGGCGGTGTGGGCGTTATTCCCATCCACGGCATCCTGGTTCCCCGGCGTGGCCAGATCGTGAATATGTGTACGGAGCTGAACAGCTACGAGCGTATTCGCGGTCAGCTGGCTTCCCTTCTGAACGACCCGGGTATTAAAGAAATCGTGCTCGATATTAACTCGGGCGGCGGCGCGGTATCGGGCTGTAAGGAGCTGGCTGACTACATTTACCAGTCGCGCAGCGTGAAGCCCATTACGGCCATCGTGAACTTCAGCGCGTTCTCTGCGGCGTACTTTATCGCGTCGGCCTGCAGCAAAATTATCGTCAGCGAAACCAGCGGCGTGGGCTCCATCGGGGTCATCCTGGAGCACATGGAAGCATCGAAATGGGAGGAGAGCGTGGGGCTGAAATTTACCACGTTCTCGCGCGGCGATAACAAGAACAACGGCTCCCCACATGAACCGCTGACGGAGCTGGCCACGTCCCAGATACAGGCGATGATCGACAGCGCATACCAGACGTTCACGTCCTCCGTCGCGCAGTATCGCGGCATAGATATCGACGCCGTTATCGGCTCCCAGGCCGCGCTGTATTTCGGGCAGAACGCCGTCGCGGCAGGGCTGGCAGATGAGATGTCCGATCCTCAGTCAGCCATCAACGCGATTGCCGCGAAATACAAACCCTCGCCCCAGCAATCCAGTATCCAGTTACGTGCTGCTGTTATGGATCAGCAGGCCCGTATGTAACCCGACGCGAAGCGTCACCGTAAGCAGCCAGATGGCTGCTTTTTTTATGCGTAAAAGAGAGAAAAACGATGAACAAAATCGAAGAACTGCGTCGCCAGCGTGCGGGTATTAACACTCAGGTTCAGGTCCTGGCACAGATTGAAATGAACGGCGGCACGCTGAGCGCGGAGCAGCTGGAGCAATTCACTGGCCTTCAGGCTCAGTTTGATGAGCTTTCGGCGTCCATTGAGCGTCTGGAAGCGGCAGAACGCCTCGCCGCCACCACGGCGGTTCCGGTGAAGGCTGCGCAGAACGGTCGTAACGCACCGGCAGTGCATGTGAAAGCCGAACCGCCACAGTATAAAGGTGCAGGCATGACCCGCATGGTGATGGCCATCGCGGCAGGTAAGGGCGACCTGCAGCAGGCCGCCGCGTTCGCTGCGGAAGACCTGAACGATCAGGGGCTGTCGATGGCGATCAGCACAGCTGCCAATTCCGGTGGCGCGCTCGTTCCGCAGAACATGCAGAACGAGGTGATTGAGCTCCTGCGCGACCGCACCATCGTGCGTAAGCTCGGGGCGCGAAGCATCCCGCTGCCGAACGGTAATCTGGCGATCCCGCGACTGGCCAGCGGCTCAACGGCAAGCTATGTCGGTGAAGGCAAGGATGTGAAGGCGAGCGGTGCGACCTTCGATGACGTCAAACTGAACGCCAAAACGCTGATCACCATGGTGCCAATTTCCAACCAGCTGATTGGACGCGGCGGCTTCAACGTCGAGCAGCTGATTTTAGACGACATCATCAGCGGCATTTCCACCCGTGAAGATAAGGCGTTCCTCCGCGATGACGGCACCAACGACACCCCGAAAGGGATGAAGGCCGTGGCCACGGCGGGTAGCCGCACGCATGCGTGGGTTGCAGATGACGAAGTGAACCTGCAGACCATCGATACCTACCTTGATGCGCTGATCCTCATGGCGATGGACGGTAACAGCAACATGCTGAAGTGCGGCTGGGGTATGTCCAACCGCACCTACATGAAGCTCTTCGGCCTGCGCGACGGGAACGGCAACAAGGTTTATCCGGAAATGGCAGCGGGTATGCTGAAAGGCTATCCGATTGAGCGCACCTCGGCTATTCCGGCGAACCTGGGCACGGGCGGCAAGGAGTCTGAGATTTACTTTGCTGACTTCAACGATGTACTGATTGGTGAAGACGGCGCAATGGTGGTCGATTTCTCCCGCGAGGCGACCTACATCGATGCAGACGGGAACACCGTTTCCGCGTTCGCGCGTAACCAGTCCCTGATCCGCGTCATCATGGAGCACGATATCGGCTTCCGCCATATCGAAGGCCTGGCGCTGGGTACCGGCGTTACCTGGTAATACTCCGACAATCGTGATTAACAGCCCGCCACGCGCGGGCTTTTTTACAGGTGAACATCATGGCTCCTAAAACCAAAAACACTCAGAAAGACGATACCGCCACCGACACCAGCGCCGAGCCAGCGGTAACGACTGCAGCTGCAGCTGATACTTCAGCACCGACACCAGACGTTAACACCGGTTCTGCAGGCGAAGCCGGTGGTGACGGTGATGGTACCGAACCCGGTCCGGACGGCGACGATACGGATTCAGGTGGTGATGCAAAACAGGACGAAACCCCAGAGGAACGCATGTCAAAACTGACTGGAAAAGTCGCTTCGGTACAAAACGGGCGCGTCGCGGTGACGTTCCTTGGTCCGTTCAGCCGCTACAGCCGTGGCGATGTAGCCTGCTTTGACAGCGCCGTCGCTCAGGACATGGTGGACCGAAATATCGCCGTCTGGGCAAAAGATGCAGAACGCGCCCTTCAACCGAATAAGGACGATGACGCGCATGATACTGACATTGGCTGAAGCCAAAACCCAGCTGCGCCTCGAGCTGGATTTTGATGAGCACAACAGCCTGCTGACCAGCCTGATTGACGCGGCTCAGCGCAGCATCGAGCGCAGCTACTACTGCAGGCTGGTAGAGAACCAGGCGCAGCTTGACGCACTGCCTGACGGTGAGACGGGTTACATCATTGATGAAGATATCAAGCTGGCCGCGAAGATGATGGTCTCGCAGTGGTATCTGAATCCCACCGGCACGGCAGAAGGTTCGCCGTCCGATTTGGGCGTTGAGTACCTGCTGTTCCCGCTAATGGAGCATACCGTATGAGTGACCCCCTGCGCCCCGGCGAGCTGAACTGCCGGATAACACTCAGCTACGTGGAAACAGAACGCGGCGAGCTCGGCGAGACGCTTCCGGCCCGTGAGGTGAGCGCCGGAAAGGCCTGGTCCAAAAAGGAGCTGGTCTCCGGTCGGAAGGTCCGGACGCTGGACCAGCAGCAGGTCGTCGAAACGTGCCTCTTCACGCTGTACCCGCGTAAGGTTGACGTGGACTGGAAGGTATCGACAGCGGACCGGGTATATACCGTTCGCAACGTCGAGCGCCTGACGGATCGGATAATCATCACCGGAGAGGCGGATTCACGCCATGATCGAGTCAGCAATTAAAACCGCCGTCGAGCGGATCACCGGGCTGGATTCGTACCCGCTGCTGCTTCCGGATACGGTGCAGGAAGGTGCGACGTTCCAGCGTATTTCCGACCCGCAGGTCGGTGACGGACTGAGGCGGACCGGGCTATCCGAGGTCCGGATACAGCTTTCGCTTTATGTTGTCGACCGGTACACGTCGCTGCTTCAGTTCGACGGGGCGCTCTGGGCTGAATGGAAGGAAATTGTTCATGGCCAGCTGGAAGGTCAGCCCGTCCAGTACGTTGAGCGCGGAGGCATACAGCAGGGGAAAACCACGCTTCCCAACAACCGCATCCAGTACCGGCTGGTTCGCGACTTCATCTTCACCGTTCCGGAGTAAACACCATGCAGATGGACATTAAATTCCCCACCGGGAAGGAGTTTGACCGGCTGCTGGAAAGCATCGACAAAAAAGTCGGGGTGAAACTCCTGCGCGATGCCGGACGCGCCGCGCTTGCTGTTGTCGAGCAGGACATGCGGCAGCACGCCGGTTTTGATGAGGAAAGCATCGGGCCGCACATGCGCGACTCCATCAAAATTCGCAGCACCAACGTGGCAGAGACCTCGCGCTATAACACCATCGTTACGCTGCGCGTCGGTCCCAGCAAAATTCACCACATGAAAGCGCTGGCGCAGGAGTTCGGTACCGTCAAACAGGTTGCCGCCCCCTTCATTCGTCCGGCGATGGACTACAACGTTCAAAAAATCCTTAAAGTGCTGGCCGCAGAAATCCGGCTGGGGCTCGAAGGGCGTTAGCAATCAGGAGAGAGTAAATGGCAGATCAAGAAATCAAATCGCCGTCAGAGTACGCGGTGCTCCCTGCGGGTACCGAGGTTCGCTACGGTCAGAAAGGCGCGACCATTGCTACCGCCGCGCTTCTGCAGAGCGCGATGGGGATTGGTGCCACGGGGAAAAAAGGCACCTTCCTCGAAGTGACGCGCCTCATCGACACAGAGCCGAAATACATGGCCGACATGGGCGAGGGGGAGGACAAAACGCTCGTCTTCATTGACGATCCTTCCGATACCGTGCAGGAAGCGCTGCTGAGCGATGCCGATGCGAAAAAAACGGTGGTCTTCTTCATGAAGTTCCCCAACAAGCGCATTTCAGAAGTCGAACTGGTGCTGGCTGGCTGGAGCCTGCAGGCCGTTGACACGCCGAAAGGCAAAGTGCTGCAGGTTGAGGTCTACGGCAAGCAGAACAGCGTTAAATGGTCCGTTGAGCAGCCAGCCGGTGGCGGCGAGTAACCTTCTATTTCCCCGCGCCGGTCGCGGGGCTTTTTACTGATGACACAGGACAAAAACCATGAACTACAAATCCCTTATCAACCCACTGAATACCACCGTTGAAAAAACGCTCCTCGGCCAGAAGGTGTATCTTCGCCGCCTGACCAGCGCCGAGCTGGATGACTATAACGACAAAGTTGAAGCCGGACGCCAGGCCAAGCTTCCGTCGCGAGAGCTGTCCGCGATGGGGGTAAACCTGTTTCTGGCGGCGCTGGTCAATGAAGACGGCAGCAAGCCAAAAGCCAGCGAACTTCCCACCGCAGACCAGCTGATGGCCTCCCACGCGAACGCCGATCTTCTCGACGCGGTCACGCTCGTTCAGCGTCATTCTTACGGTACGCTGGAGGAAGCCACAAAAAACTAACCGACTCGTCCCATCTCAGGCTGCTGTTCACGCTGGCGGACCGATGGGGCGAGAAGGACCCCCGCAAAATAGCCGAGCTTCCGGCGAACATACTGACCCACTGGCAGGCCTATTTCGATCTCCTGAGAACGGAGGCCGAAACGTCAGCGCCGGTGCATTCTCCTCCGGTGACTGCTGCGCAATCTGAAAGCGCCCAGCAGTTCGCTGACTGCTTCAGGATATTAGGACATGGCTGCTGACGTTGCGTCGTTGGCTGTCGCGCTGCATCTCAACTCCGCCAGCTTTAAATCACAGTTTGCTGATGCTATGCGAACGGCGGACAGCAGCGCCCAGCAATTTAACAGGAAAGTCCAGACGGACAATCAGAAAACCCGGCAGTCGTTTGAAGGGCTTGGCAAGGGGATTACCGGGCTGGATGCCGACTTTAACAAGCTTGGCAAAACGGTCGACAAGCGCCTGACCGGGCTGGATGAAATGCGCGGTCTGCTGGCCAACATTTCAGCTGGCAGCAACGTTGCCGGAAGTTCTATCACCACGGCGCTGGTTTCGGCCCTCAGCGAGGGCATGAGCACCGCGCTGGATAACAGCATTACGGGCCTGAAATCCCAGCGGCAGGCCCAGATTGAGTTTACCCAGGCGCAGATAAGCGCCGCGCAGGGCTCGATAGAGAACGCCAGGCAGCTGCGTGCTGAAGCTATCGAGAAGCAGAACATCGCGGTTAAGACCATTGAAGCCGCCCGTGCCGACCGCGAGCGCGCTTTTGCGCTCGATGAGCATTTTGCCAAACAGGCCGAGGTGAACAAGCAGTACGGGCTGGCCGTCAGCTATGAGTCCGAGCACGTTAAAAACGCCCGAACCATTCAGGAGGCGAATCTTGCTGAAGCGAAGGCGAAGGGCAGTCTTGCAGAAGCGACGAAAACGGTGCTGGCAGCTGATATCGCCGAGTCTGCCGGGAAGCAGCAGCTGGCCACCTCAACGCGCCAGCTCGCCGTGGCCAGCCAGGAGTTATCTCTTGGCCAGCGAGCTGCTGCAGCCAGCGCAGGCCTGATGCGCGGCGCAATGGCGATGGTCGGCGGTCCTGTCGGGCTGGCCGTTATTGCCGTTGCCGGTGCGGTGACTGCGATTTACTCGGCCTACTCCAACAGCGAAGCGGTCATTAAAGGGTATACGCAGGCGTTACAGAAATCCGGACAGCAGTCCGTTATGTCGGTGATGTATCTGCAGAACCTGAACTCCATCCTCGGTGATTCAGATCGCGCCGTTAAGGCGGTTACGGCATCCGTGTCGGCGGGGTTCGGCGGGAATATGCTGGAGCAGGTCGCCAGCCTCGGCACGCGAATGGAGGAAATCGGGCAGAGCTCCGACGATCTCGTGTCGCTGCTGTCGAGCCTGAAAGGCGATCCGCTGCAGGCGCTTCAAAAGCTGACCGACCAGGGGATTTTGCTGAACGACAGCATGATAGACCAGATAGTCACGCTCGAGCGCCAGGGGAAAACCTCTGAAGCAACGGCGCTGCTGCAGCAGGCGGCGATGAATGACCTTGATACCAAACTCAAGGAGCAGGAATCGAATGTAGGTGGGCTGAAAAGCGCCTGGAAATCGCTGAAAGATTTTGTCGCAGATGCGTTCAAAACGATGGGAGACGCGCACATCGCCACCGCGCAGGCGATGGCTGCGGGTGCAGGCGTTGACCTCGATACCACTCCCGACCCGGCAATCAAGCAGCGTGAAGAGGCGGAAAAGCAGTATCAGGCGCAGAAAAAGCAGCGTGAAGAAATCTCAAAGCGTCTGAAGGATGAAAACACGCTTTCAGGGCTTCTAAAAGCCGGTACATCGCGTGAAAAAGAGCGGGCCGATGCCGTTGCGCTTGTTAATGCCAATTTTACCAAAGGAACGGCTGAATACACGCAGGCAATGCGCGGCATCGACAAAATGTATGCCGAGCAGAAAAAATCCCGCGAGAAGGCGTACAGCGACGATGCTGCAACAACCCGCCTGAATCAGCTTCGGCAGGAAGAGGCCGCGCTGCGCTCCCAGAACGAACAGACCGAGACGCTGACGCAGTCGGAAAAGAAACTGGCGCAGTTCAACCAGGAAATCGCGGACCTCAAGGAGAAGCGCATCCTGACCGCTGGCCAGCGCAGTATTCTGGCGCAGGAAACGGAGCTGCGGCACCAGCTGGAGATTAACGCCAGCCTGGATAAAGCCAACCAGCAGCGCAAACTCGGCCTTCAGATTCAGGAGCAGAACCAGGAGCTTTATCGCTCAACGCTGCAGCTGCAGCAGGAATATGCTAACAGTGTCGCCCAGATGACCATGAGCTCCGATGCCTATGACCAGATGGTAGCAGAGCAGCAGGTCCGGGAGCGTTTTGCAAAGCTCCGGGAAGAGCAGGATAAAACGATTGCCGATCACAGTTCCGAACTGTACCGAAAACAAACTGAGGTGCTGAGGGATGAAGAGCAGAAGCAGCTGGAGATTGTCCGTAGCGGTGCAGAGCGGAAAAAGCAGGTAGAAGGGTCATCGTTTGACGGGATGAAAAAAGGGCTGACGGACTGGCGAGTTAACGCTGAAAACCAGTTCACCCAGGTTCGCGACATTGCCATAAACGCGATGGATGGCATGGGTACTGCCCTCTGGAATGTTGCGTCGAAGGGAAAGGGAGAGTTCAAATCGCTGGCCGTATCCGTTATCGACGATATTGGCAAGATGATCACGAAGATGCTGATGCTGAACGCTATCAAATCCGGTGCTTCAGCGCTGGGTGTGAGCAGCTGGTTCGGTTGGGCTGACGGGGGCTATACCGGCGACGGCGGAAAACATGACGTCGCTGGTGTGGTTCACCGTGGCGAATGGGTGGTTCCGCAATCTGTGGTCAAGAAGCCTGGCATGCTCAGTTTCCTGAATCAGCTTACTTACGGCAACGGCTACGCCGAAGGGGGGCTGGTCGGTGGTGGCGTGGCAAAACCATCCGGAGATTCGTATTCGCAGCCCTCTGCTGGCCAGGGCAACGTCCATTTTTCTTTAACTATTCCGCTGCAGGTCATTCAGCAGGGCGGCGCGAGCCAGGAACCTTCCTCAAAAAGCCAGGAGCTTCTGACCAGCGAGACCAAAGCCCGACTTAAGCAGTTTGTTATTGAAACGCTTGATCGCGAACTGGCCAACGGAGGCATGATTGACACCAAAATGAGGACGGCCTGATGGCATTGCAGACGTTTACCTGGTCTCCGCGTAATGGCCCCGTGGGAGACTTTAAGTACCGAACCAGCAGCGTACAATACGGCGATGGCTATGAGGCAGTAACCGGAGAGGGCATTAACCCGGAGACGCAGTCATGGCCATTAACGTTCACCGGTATGAATGAGGATATGAAGCCGGTGCTCAAGTTTTTGCGCGAGCATGGCGAAGTCAAAGCATTCAAATGGACCAACCCGTTGGGTGAACTTGGTCTCTACCGCGCATCGCAACTGAAGGTCACGGCTCTTGATTTTGCGCGTATGACCATTACAGTCACATTTGCGACGGCATATCGGGCCGAGCCAATATAAATCTGAGGGATATTAATATCATTTTGCTATGATGCTTTCTTTGAAATAAGGGAATGTTGTCATGCTTAGAATATGTGGTTTTGTAGTTCTGGCTCTAGGTGTTATATGCATCATCATGGGCCTCGATATGGATGTCACGGTGAGCTCAGGCGCTCAGATGAACGTATATAATACGGGGCTGATTGCCTCCAGACAGATGACTGTCTCTATCGGGTGCTCACTTCTGGTCACCGGTGCAATTCTTTTGTCTGGTGGTGTGCTAAAAGAGGCGATTATCAAGAGTGCCTTACCACACGTGAAAGCAGACACTGAATCTCCTGTTCATGAATCCAAATTTGTAGAGAAAAGGGCCGATGGTAGTTTTATTCTTAATGAGGATGCGGTTCGTCATTATGCGGAAAAATTGCATAAAGAAATGCCAGATAATACCGCGCTTTCCGTTATGGTCACTAACGCACCACATATTGAAAGAATAAAATCGGGAATGCCTTCTGAATTAGCCAAGAAATTTGAAAGGCTACTTGAGACAAATTTGCAAGCCATTAAATAACGTCTAAAAGGCACCTTAGAAACCCCGCATTGCGGGGTTTTTTGTTATGGGGGCCGTGCTCCTAATGAGAGGTTTTTATGGGGATAACCGCTGACGATCAAAAACTCGAGCCCGGCAACAAGATCGTCCTGTTTGAAGTTGATGGTACCGCCTTCGGTGCCGATGTTCTTTATTTCCACAACCACGCAGTGGCGTACACAGAAGAAGAAATTCTCGCTGCCGGTGATGATGAATCGAAACTACCGGGTAAGCCGATTTACTGGCAGGGCATCAGATATGATCTCTGGCCATGCCAGATTGAGGATATTGAAGCCAACGGCGACGGAACGCCGGTATCGCCAAAATTATCCGTTGGGAATCTGGACGGTTCGATCTCCGCGCTGTGCCACCTTTTTCAGGATATGAAGCAGGCCAAGGTCACCATCCACCGAACGTATGCACATTACCTCGATGCCAGTAATTTCCCGGACGGAAACTCACAAGCCGATCCGACTGCCGAGCAGCTGGAGGTGTTTTACATCGACAGCAAAACGGCAGATAACGAAACGGACGTCCAGTTCAAGCTGAGCTCGCCTGTTGACGTGACAGGGCAGAAGGTTCCGGCCAGGCAAATGACCAGCCGCTGCGCCTGGTGCCTGCAGGGCCAGTATCGGGGTGCGGACTGCGGTTACACCGGCACGAAGTATTTCGACAAATTCGGCAACCCGGTTGATAACCCTGCAGATGATGTCTGCTCCGGAACGGTCGCAGGCTGCAAGCTGCGCTGGGGGGAAGATGAGCAGCTGCCGTTTGGCGGTTTTCCGGCAATTGCGATCACGAGGATTTAATCATGCTGAGCCAGCGACTTATTAGCGCCATTGAAAAACACGCTGCTGCAGCCTATCCCCATGAATGCTGTGGCCTGATTATTCGCGCCACGCGCCAGCGCCGGTACATCCCCTGCAGTAATTCACACGAAAATCCCACAGAGCACTTCATGATATCTGCGCAGGCCTGGGCCGATGCGGAGGATATGGGGGAGGTGCTGGCCATCGTTCATTCACATCCGGATGCGGGGCCGCACGCTTCCTCCGACGACCTGAAGTCGTGCCATGACTCCGGATTGCCCTGGGTGATCATGTCGTGGCCAGGCGGTGAGTACACGGTGACCACACCGGCAGATACACCGCCGATTCTCAAGCGGCCCTTTATACACGGCAGCTGGGATTGCTACGGGCTCATCCGGGACTGGTATCAGCAGGAGCGGGGCATCGAATTGCCTGATTTTCACCGTGACGACAACTGGTGGACGCGCGGCGAAAACCTTTACGTAAAACACTATGCCGAAGCGGGATTTTATTCTCACGCCGACGAGCTGCAGGTAGGGGATGTGATCCTGATGCAGTACAAGGCAGAAGAAATCAACCATGCAGGCATCTATCTGGGCGACGGGAAAATGCTGCACCACATGTACGGCAAACTGAGCGAAGTCGTTCCCTACGGCGGCATGTGGCGCGAGAGAACAATGTTGACACTGAGGTACCAGAATGGCGATGAACACAGTTGAGAAAATCGTGCTTGTGCGGCTCTATGGCAAGCTCGGCACTTTATTTGGACGTGAGCACCGCCTTTCAGTTTCTTCGGTGCGGGAGGCTATCAGGGCGCTTTGTATCATGCTCCCCGGCTTTGAGCGCTGGCTCGATACGAGTGAAGGACGCGGCGTGACCTACAGCGTGTTTAACGGCTCCCGCAACGTGACTGCAGAAGAGCTGCGCCTGAGCGGTGTGCATGACGTTATCAGGATTGCACCGGTCATTATCGGCAGTAAAAAGGCGGGGGTGTTCCAGACCATCTTCGGCGCTGTGCTGGTAGCGGTTGGCTTTGCGCTGAGCTTTACGCCAGCAGCAGTGGCCTCGCCGTTCCTCTACAAAATGGGGGCGGCGATGATGCTTGGGGGCGTTGTCCAGATGCTCACGCCCAGCGGCACTCAGGGCATGACGATGGACTCCGGCGATACCCGGAAAAGCTATTCGTTTGGCTCCCCAATCAACCAGTCTGCAGCGGGAAACGGCGTCAATCTTCTCTTCGGTAAGCGTCTTGTCGCCGGTGTTCTTATCAGCGGCGGCATCTATGCAGAAGAACAGCAATAACGCTTATCTCGCGACATGTTTAATTTTCCCGCTCAGGCGGGATTTTTTTTGCCCGGAGTTTGCATATGGCAGTATTCAGGGGTTCGAAAGGGGGCGGTGGCGGCGGTGATAAAGGCGGCAATCGCGGTACCGAGATCGCCTCCGTAGCGTACATGAAAATTCTGCTGGCGCTGACCGAGGGGGAAGCTGCAGGAGACTTTACCGGTAAAGATATTTATCTCGATGGCACACCACTGCTTGATGATGCTGGCAATGAAAACTTTCCTGGCGTGACGTGGGAGTGGCGCAGCGGCACCGTGGATCAGGATTATATTGCTGGCTTCCCGGCAGTAGAGAATGAAATCAGCGTTGGTACGGAGCTGAAATACGGGACGCCGTGGGTTAAATCCATTAACAACACCCAGCTTTCTGCAGTGCGCCTGCGGTTTAAATTTCCGAACGGCGTTTATAAACTTCGCGACAGCGGCGGGAAGGATGGCTACCGGATCGAGTTCGCTATCGACATTTCAACCGATGGCGGTTCCTACGTTGAATGTGGCACGGATGAGGTGGACGGCATTGCCGCAGCCGGATATGAGCGGAGCTATCGAATTGACCTGCCGGCAGCGACATCCGGCTGGCAAATCCGCGTCCGACGCCTGACGGAAAATACCAGCGACGGTCGACATGCGGATACTTCGCGTATTGAATCAATGACCGATATTGTCGATGCCAAGCTGCGCTATCCGCACACGTCGCTGCTGTTCATCCAGTTTGATTCGAAGCTGTTTGACGGCAGAACGCCAAACGTCACCGTGGAAATGAAGGGGATAATCGTTCGCGTACCGGCGAACTACAATCCTGTTACCCGCACCTACAGCGGCACCTGGGACGGAACCTTTAAGTGGGCATGGACAAACAACCCCGCCTGGATTTTTTACGATCTGGTGCTGAACAAACGATACGGTCTGGGAAAACGGATCACCGCAGATTTAGTCGATAAATGGACCCTGTACCAGATTGCACAGTACTGCGATGCGCAGGTTTCAGACGGTGCAGGCGGGAAAGAGGCGCGGTACCTCTGCGATTTGTACATTTCCCAGCGTACCGATGCATGGACCGTGCTGATGGATTTGGCGAACATCTTCAGGGGGATGATCAGTTGGTCCAACAATCTTTTGTCCGTTGACGCCGATATGCCCCGCGAGCTGGACCCCGATTTTGTGTTCAACAAGTCGAATATCGTGGGCGCGTTTAACTTCTCCAGCACATCGGAAAAGACGAACTACTCGTCAGCAATCGTCACCTACAGCAACCCGGCCAACGGCTATCAGGACGATCAGGCCAGCGCCTGGGTGCCGGAAGTCTCTAACCGGTTCGGCTTTAACACCATAGAGCTGTCCCGTATCGGGTGCACGCGGGAATCAGAAGCACAGCGGCACGGGCTTTACGCCATTGAAACCAACCGCGATGACAATGGCGTGGAGTTTAAAACAGGGATGGAAGGGCGCATCCCGCGTATAGGCAAGGTGGTCGGCATCAGTAACGCCCCGCTGGCCGGTCGCGAGAACGGCGGTCGCGTAGCTGCAGCCTCCGGAACGAAGGTCACGCTTGACCGTATTACAACTGCGAAAGCGGGGGACACGCTTATCGTTAACCTGCCCACCGGCAAATCCGAAGGCAGGAAGGTGAAAAGCGTCTCCGGACGCGCTGTGACCGTTGAGACAGCGTACAGTGTAACCCCAAATGCCGAATCAGCGTGGGTGCTTGACCAGCCTGATTTAGCCATTCAGCTGTTCCGCGTTAAGCGGCTTATGGTTAATTCCGATAACACGGTCACCATTAACGGCCTGCCTTACAATCCGAACAAGTTTCCGCGCGTTGATGACGGCGCGGTGATTGAAGACAGGCCCGTCAGCGTTGTGCCGCCGCGCGGACAGGGGATGCCGGAAAATATCACGCTCTCCAGCTTGTACCGTGTTGAACAGGGGATAGGCATCACCACGATGGTTGTTACGTGGGATACCGTGAAAAATGCCGTTGCTTATGAGGCGCAGTGGCGTCAGAACAACGGTGACTGGATTAACGTTCCGCGCACCGGCAACACGCGATTTGAGGTCGACGGGATTTATGCCGGGCGCTACTTGGTCCGAATCCGCGCGGTTAACGCGCTCGATATCGCATCCCTCTGGGCAACGTCAGCAGAGACAGAGCTTACGGGGAAGGTCGGAAAACCGCCGATGCCCGTGAATCTCACTACACAGCCTTTGGTGTTTGGAATCGGCATTTCCTGGGGATTTCCATCCGGGGCGCAGGACACGCAGAAGACAGAAATACACTACAGCGCCACGGCGAACGGTGATTCTCCGTTACTGCTGGCAGACGTGCCTTATCCCTCATCGTCCTACCAGCAAATGGGGCTGCTCGCCGGAAAATCGTTCTGGTACCGGGCAAGGCTCGTTGATCGCCTCGGCAATCAGAGCGACTGGACCGAGTGGGTATTTGGCCAGTCGAGCACGGACGTAACTGATATCACCGATTCCATTCTCAAGGAGATGGAGGAAACAGGTCTACTGAAGTATGTGGTTGAGAATGCCGTCGACAGCAATGAAAAAATTGCTGGTATGGTTGACGACATCAAACAGGCCAACGACGAACTGGAGCAGCAGGCCAAGGATATCGCCAAAAATGCCGAGAACGTAGGGAAGGTTCAGACCAGCGTTAATGAGCTTTCGAGCACGGTCGGGGATGTTTCGTCTTCACTCAGCCAGCTTGAGGAAACGGTGGCAACAGAAGATGCCGCCCTAAGCCAGCGAATCGACAGCATCAGCGTATCCATGGACGGCATGACGGGTGGGGTGAAGAACTCGGCTATCGCGATTATTCAGGGCAACCTTGCTCAGGTGGCCACGCGTAAATCGTTGTCGGCTTCAGTCGCCGGTAATAGTGCACAGCTGGACCGCATTGATGAGGTGATCGTCAACGATAAGGAGGCAACGGCGCGCTCTCTGCTGAGCCTGCAGACGGACGTTAACGGCAACAAAGCATCCATCAACAGCCTGAATCAGACGTTCTCAGACTACCAGCAGGCTATGGCCACGCAGGTTAACAGCATCACGGCGACCGTTAATGGCCACACATCTGCAATCACCACCAACGCTGAGGCCATTGCGAACGTCAACGGTGACCTGAAGGCGATGTACAGCATTAAGGTCGGGTTATCCAGCAACGGCCAGTATTACGCGGCGGGAATGGGAATCGGCGTGGAGAATACGCCATCCGGCATGCAGTCGCAGGTTATCTTCCTGGCTGACCGTTTCGCGGTGACTCACCAGGCCGGAGCGACCGTTACGCTTCCGTTCGTTATTCAGAACGGGCAAACGATAATCCGGGACACGGTCATTGGTGATGGGACAATCAGCAACCTAAAAATCGGCAGCTACATCCAGTCGACAACCTGGGACGGGACAGGGAACGTTGGCTGGCATATCAACAAATCCGGTTATGCAACATTCAATAATGTGACCATCCGTGGAACTGTGTATGCAACCAATGGGAGTTTTACCGGAGAGATAAATGCAACGAGTGGAAAATTCAAAGGCACGGTTGAGGCAACAAGTTTCATTGGCGACGTAGCTAACGGTTATGTATTTGCAGATACAGAAATGACTGCGGGAAACACCGATACAAAAAGGTCGTTCAGATATACTGACAGCACTACAGGCTCCCTGGACAAACAAGTACTCGTTATGTGTATGATTGATTCATACCGCCCAGCAACAGCAGGCACTGCGAGAGTAACGGTCACTATCGCAGGTGCATCTAAACAGTTTGTCGTTCAGTTAAGTAATCAAGGGGTTTCTGCATACAGCACTACAGATTGCTCAGCCATTATATTTTCTGTAAGAACATCAGCCAGAGTAGTCGATTGCTCTATTGTTGCCAGGGCTGAAGGTGGTGGCGTATCAATTAAATCGCCTGCGATGTTAATTATGCGAGGCACCGGTTCGTTTACACAGTTGTAATTACGATAATGAATTTATTGTTCTCAAACCCGCTATTTGGCGGGTTTTTTATTGTCTGGAGAAAATATGCTTTATAACACTGGAACCATAGCCATTAACGGAAATACTGCAACTGGCACCGGCACGAACTGGACGGCACCAGCCAGCCAGGTCCGCGCTGGCCAGACGATTATCGTGATGTCTCACCCGGTACAGCTGTTCCAGATTTCAACCGTGAACAGCTCCACGTCAATGACAGTTACGCCAGCTGCTTCCCCGGCGCTGAGCGACCAGAAGTATGGAATCCTTGTGTCAGACAATATCTCGGTCGACGGCCTTGCGCAGGCCATGTCACAGCTCATCAAAGAGTACGACGAGAACATTGGCGCGTGGGAGACGTTCGCCACCACCTCGGCGAATCAGAGCATCACCGTTACCATCAACGGCAGCCCTGTAACGATCCCCGGCATCGGTAAACTGGCACAGAAAGGGAGTAACGGTGCGCTGGCTGTTGCTGACGGCGGAACGGGAGCAACTAAGGCAGAAGACGCTCGCACAAACCTCGGTTTGGGAAACAGCGATAATGTTGCTTTCAGTAATTTGAATCTTACGCGAGATAACGATTCTTCAGCTTCAGGAATTTTAACGACAACATCGAAGGACAACAGCGGGTCAATCAAGAACTATGCCCGCTTCTATGCTGAAAGGCGCGCAGATGGTATCGACTACCTAACGCTACACATCAACGGAGCCGATAACACTTTAAATCGCTACCTCTCTCTTCGCGCTAATGACGGGGCTATCATCGCCTCAGGCGCAGCACTTGGGACTGGTTTTGATTCTCAGATCGGAAACGTTGCACAATGTATGAACGAGCGAAGATTAAATGGCGGTACAGCTGCGTTTCGCACTTTAAATTCAGACCTCGTTATTGGCGGGCAGACCTTCCAATATGGTGCCTCTCTTTACTTCCGCGCGGGCGATACAGCTTCAACGTTGTGGGTAGATTACAGAACCGGTAATGCGATGATCTCCGCAGGTAATGATTCCAGCATTTCTGCAGGCACAGCTCAATACAACAATCTTTGGGGAACAAAAAACACTACGGTCGATGCCAACGGTTTCATTAAGCGAGCATCTCCCATTGTGAAAGTATTTTCTGACGGCTGTAGTGAGGTTAACGACGAATCAGAAGGATGTACTGTTCTACATATTGCGCCAGGGCAATACCTGATTGAGGGGTGCTGTGGTCTAAATTCTGACGCTATCTGGGGCGGTATTGATGGGGGATTCGAGATACCAACCGACCGAAATAAACAGCCGCTCATCTGGCTGGATTATGAGGTTCATGCTGACGGTTCGGTGTTAGTGAAAACCTATCACCGCACACACCCGGAAGCGCCGGCGTTCGCCAGGAACGAACGGGACGGCTTGAGTAATGGCGATCCGGTCGATATTCCCCACGATCAGTTTGTGTCTGTGCGCGTTGAGATGCCTGTTAACTCTCCTTACAACCTTAAACAGCAGCAACAGGAATCGTTGCCACTTCCAACTGATGGGGATTAAGCCTATTCCTGCCCACGAAATACTTTAAGGTCTTCTTCAAGCCTACTCACCCGTTCGGCCAGCTCCTTAATCGCTTCCACATACAGTGCGCTCATTGCGCTGTAGTCCACGGTTTTGAGATCGTTAATCTCTTCTCCGGTCGGTGTAGTGCCGGTCCCGCCAGAACTTACAGCGACGGGCAACACCTTTTGCAAATCCTGAGCGATGATGCCTGCGCTCTGCAGCGATTCCGATTCAGTCAGTTGGATGCCGAACGTATAACCCGTCAGGGAGCAAATCTTCTCCAGAGCGTTACTGACGGGTTCTTTGTCGAATTTCACACGCTCATCTGAGGTCTGATTCATCGTGACGCAGGTGAACTTACCATCAGCCCCAAATGCAAACGAGTAACCGTTAGAGCCGCCATTATCATTGTTGTCAGGACGGATCTGGATAATTCCTGTTTGACTGGAGTAAATAACCCCCCTGGATGCCCCTCCGGTACCATAGAACCATAGGTGGGCATTTTGATTGTCAGCTGAAGCTAAAACAGCAATTTTAGTTTTGCACTCCATATCAGAATTGGTCGAAATCTTTGCAGAAGCACTAATGCTGTTCTGACAGGTAATAGGGTTACGAAATTCGAAGCTATCGCCAATGAAAACATATTTTCCGGCGTAAAATGTGAAGTCTCCTTTCCCCATAGCACCATTAGAATTACCACCGCAGAGAATGCGCGCGTCATAGTCGTTAGTGCCAAGAAAATGGAAATCAACGAAGCTCGAAGTAGAGGGTTTTTTGGCACCAATTTCGAGGCTTGCGAAGTTGGCTGTGTTGGTGTCTCCCAAACCGACGTTTTATAGATTGCTCTTGGGCGGCCTGGCCGATAACGTCACCTGATTTTTTCGTACAAAAAGGTGACTAAAAAACATGCAATATGGGTATGCAAGGGTATCAACTTTTGACCAAAATCTTGAATTACAGTTAGAAGCGCTTAATCGGTTAGAATGTGACCAAATATTTGACGATAAAATATCCGGTGCAAAGTCGAAACGGCCGGGCCTAGATAAGATGATGAAACTATTGCGGCCAGGGGACACTGTCATCGTCTGGAAACTGGATCGGCTTGGACGCTCACTCATACACCTCGTCGATTTACTGCGCTATTTCCGGGCTAATAATATTGAATTTGTCTCAATCACAGAAGGAATAAGAATCAGCACTTCAATCGGGCGATTCGCATACACAATGCTGAGTGCTGCGGCTGAGATGGAGAGAGAAAATATCATTGAAAGAACGAGAGCAGGTTTAGCCGTGGCAAGGGCAAAGGGGCGAATCGGGGGTAGGCGTCCGAAGCTTACGCAAGAACAATGGGACCAGGCGGGCCGACTGATTGCGAACGGCATGGACAGGAAGCAGGTAGCGATAATTTATGACGTTGCCGTATGCACGCTTTATAAAAAATTTCCCGCTTCAAAGTCGGCTTAATTTTGCTCACATAGAGTTGCGGCCATTAAATTTACAAAACTCATAATTCGAAGCGACATAGAAACTTAGAAACGAAACGGCGAAGCTCTAAACAGCCATGACATACCCCCTGTCTTGCGTGCATACCCAAATGAAACTACTGTATATAAAAACAGCATTTGAGGTATGCCGTATGGAATTTATCAGGCCTGCAGAACTGCGAGAAATCATTGCTCTCCCGCTTTTCAGTGACTTAGTACAGTGTGGTTTCCCAAGCCCAGCGGCTGATTACGTTGAACAGCGTATCGATCTCAATGAGTTACTGGTTTCCCACCCCAGCTCGACATATTTCGTTAAGGCGGCCGGCGACTCTATGATCGAAGCCGGTATCAGCGACGGTGATCTGCTTGTGGTCGACAGCTCGCGCACTGCTGATCACGGTGACATTGTCATCGCCGCGGTGGAAGGGGAGTTCACTGTTAAACGCCTGCAGTTGCGTCCGACTGTGCAGCTCAATCCTATGAACAGCGCCTACAGTCCGGTTGTTGTTGGCAGCGAAGACACGCTTGATGTTTTCGGCGTTGTTACTTTCATCGTTAAATCTGCGAGCTGAATATGTTTGCTCTCTGTGATGTGAATTCGTTCTACGCATCGTGCGAGACAGTGTTTCGGCCCGATTTGAGGGGGCGGCCGGTTGTCGTTCTCTCAAATAATGATGGCTGTGTAATCGCACGCAGCGCAGAAGCAAAAGCAGCCGGAATAACCATGGGGGAGCCATTCTTTAAGCAAAAGGAGCTTTTCCGGCGCGCTGGCGTTGTTTGCTTCAGCAGCAATTATGAGCTTTACGCTGATATGTCGAACCGGGTAATGACGACGCTTGAGGAAATGAGCCCCCGCGTTGAAATTTACAGCATCGACGAAGCTTTTTGCGACCTGACAGGTGTTCGCAACTGCCGGGACCTGACGGAGTTCGGCAAAGAGATCCGCGCTACGGTTCTGAAGCGTACGCACCTGACTGTCGGGGTTGGCATCGCGCAGACGAAAACTCTCGCTAAGCTGGCCAACCACGCCGCCAAGAAATGGCAGAGGCAGACGGGCGGAGTTGTTGATTTGTCCAATATCGATCGCCAGCGTCGGCTATTGGCTATCGTGCCTGTAGAGGATGTTTGGGGTGTTGGTCGCAGAATCAGTAAGAAGCTTAACGCCATGGGCATTAAAACGGCTCTAGACCTCTCAGAACAAAGCACATGGATTATCCGTAAACACTTTAACGTGGTACTCGAGCGAACAGTCCGGGAGTTGCGCGGCCAGCCTTGTCTCGATCTGGAAGAGTTTGCCCCAGCAAAGCAGGAAATTGTCTGCAGCAGGTCTTTCGGTGAACGCGTTACCGAATACGAACAGATGCGCCAGGCTATTTGCAGCTATGCGGCGCGTGGCGCCGAAAAGCTTCGCGGCGAGCATCAGTATTGTCGCTTTATTTCTGCATTCGTGAAAACCTCTCCCTTTGCGCTTAACGAGCCGTATTGCGGGAACAGTGCGTCCATCAAGCTTCTCACCCCCACTCAGGATTCCCGCGACATTATCAACTCTGCGGTAAAGTGCCTGGACAAAATCTGGAAGGATGGCCACCGATACCAGAAGGCAGGGATCATGCTTGGGGATTTTTTCAGCCAGGGTGTGGCCCAACTGAACCTTTTTGATGAAAACGCGCCGCGTGTTGGTAGCGAAAGGTTAATGGAAATTCTGGATTATCTGAACGCGAAAGATGGAAAGGGAACGCTTTATTTTGCCGGGCAGGGCATACAGCAACAGTGGCAGATGAAACGGGATATGTTATCTCCACGATATACTACGAGATATTCAGACCTAATAAAGGTTAGATGATACTTTATTAGGTCCATTCATTCGAAACTAATTATCGGCTATGAGTATTAACAGTAATATGTCTACGACTATGCTTAAGAAATGTAAATAAGCCCCTGCAATTATACAGGGGCTTACGGATATGATGCCGGGTGCCTCCCGGTGAGTCATTGAACTAACCACTCGTGACTCGCTGCTTCAGAAATTCACGATGAGCCGCTTGATATACAAATCATCAGGTTAATTAGCCCTGCCGCTGAGGAGGATTCATCATTAAAGCGAATGTAACAGCAATTCTTAGCAAATGATACAGTATTTACTGATGTGTCTCATGATTTTTTCGCAGTTTGCATGGTCAAAGTTTTTTCAGATGGTGAAGGTTAAAACATCGATGTTCATTTTTTTACTTTAAGTCTTGAGACAAAGGTTAATGTTTTATCTTCTGGGCAAATCATTAGAAAAATTACTGTGGGACATTCTTCTAAACGTATAATTCGATGCAACATCTGGTAGAGTCTTTTTTTTAGTGTTTCTGCTCCATCTTTTTCAGACTCCCACTCTAAAACTGCCTGACCCTCTGAACCAACGAATGCATGGGGTGGAAGTTTAACGCCTCGGTTTGACTTACTTGAATAGTTTCGGTCATGCAAGAGATC